TTAAAGCTTTACCGTAGTACCTATAAGGCGATTGGTTATCTTTATGTCTTAATATACTTTATATTATATCATATATCAAAGCAAAAGTCAAGAACTATTTACTAATGAGCCTAAATAAACCTACCTATCTTGTGTCATACTTGTGTCAATACTTATGTCCTTTAGTACACCCCTGCATACATAAGGGGCGAGGCTAAGGAAACCTATGTAAATCAATGTGTTACAGGTATACACAGGGATACTGTTGTTAATCCCATTTTCCCTCTTTTTTTGTATGCCAGAGGGTACAGTAACAATCTCTCGAGCAAGCCGCCCCCTCCCGCCCCCTAAGTTATCCACAGGTTTTGCACATGGCCCAGAGTTATCCACAGGCTGACCCAGTGTTCCACATGGAACATTAGTTATACACAAGTTATCCACAAGGGTAGGTGCATGTGTGTCGTATGTACCCTATAGCGTACACTAGCAGCCATCACTGTATGAATACACAGGTTGACACAGGTTGACACATGTGGTAGTAAAGGCTGACACACTGGTTGCGAATTGGTATATAAGGTAGGCAGTAAGGTCATGCACAGGATGCATACAGTTATCTCAGGTCATGCGTTTAAATCATTGTACATTGTCTCAGCATCTGGTATTGTGTACCCACATTCATTGATATACATATAGAGAGATACGGCATGGATAGATATCAAACAGCTTTATTTGCGGAGTTGGTAGTCATACAGAGCCACCCGACCAACCATCATCGGGACATTCTAAAGGGCGTTGGTCTTATGGATGATGAGCAATTTAAACAATACGTCAACGAACAGCAGGAGCTAATTAAATGAAAAATATCACAAGACATACCGGCACAGTTACTGATATTAAACGCATGCCTACTAGTCACAACGGTAACCCGCGTTATTCCTTTCTAGTCGATGGATATAAGGTAGTAACCCCTATAGATTCCATGTTAGGATATGAGTTAACCAATTATACCGACAAGCTAGTCATGGTCACAGTGGGTACACATTATAACAAGTTGACTCTTGACTCTATTAAAATCGCGGATTGGTGGAATAATCGCGCTTGGTGGTAGGTTTAACAATGGCCCCTTGAGGTGAGGGGCTATGATTAAATCAACTATACAGAGGCAATACAGCATGAAAATACTTACTATCATCTGTACTATCATATTAATACTAGCGGCCACAGTAGGCTTCGGAGTATCCCTTATGGGTGGACAGGCTTGGTTATACGCTATGTTCTCCCTACTACTAGTAGCATTTGGCTATATCCTAGTCACCTTGCTAGACGAATAAGAGGCAATACATAATGAATTATAAAGCTATATTAAACATGTATTCAGTAGAGTGCGCGGCATGTTTCGCACCCTTTACAATGAGCTATCACGAGTATCATTATCGTACTGGCTATGAACTTTGCAACCACTGCACAAAAAACCATGAGGCAACAGCATGAGCAAATCAATACTAATCGAGATCAAACATAGCTATGGCCGGAAGGTCATATACCCCGCATGCGATAACGCGGAGTCATTCGCCAAGCTTACAGGGTGCAAGACACTCACAACGCAAGCTCTTGAGTTAATCGAGCAGCTAGGCTATACTATCGACACCATCACACCGGACTGGAGATAATAACATGCAAAAATTTCAGAGATTCTTAGTTGCTTGGACTACGCGAGACGGCGTTGAACGCTATAGTGAATATAACAGCTTGGAGGAGGCTACCCTTCGGTATGATCAGCTTAAGACGATAGGCTATGACGAGTATGTTTTCCTGTCAGTAATCATTGATTACGAGTAGTTGTTTTATAGTGTCCACTAGCGTATAGTGGGCATTATTAAACCAACTAAACTAAACCAAAGAGGCGACACAAGATGAAACTTAAGCAAATAGGTAGTAACCAAACAGAGCTAGACCTAGGGTTTGCACAGGTATTTTTTAGCTACGAAACACCAGTGGCCGCATGTCTTACTGACGGCACATTAGTTCGCACTGATCAGTGGTACAGTGCGACCACTAGCAGACACATTAAAAACTGGTGTGGCCTACACGTTGAACAGGTGTCACAATACCGTATAGACTGTCTGCTTACGTCAGCCAGTGAATGTGATTCAAACTATGATGAGGTGGCATAATGAACAAGCATAAATATTACATTTTAGATGCTGATGGTTATATTTTATTAACTGTAATCTCGCAGAATACGAATAGGAATGCTGATAGCGAAGCTAAATTGTCTATTAATCCATTACTACCAGTAATTGCGAAGCAATACGGCAGAGAAAAAGTTTTTTATACAATTGATGAGGTGGCATAATGAGTATTAGTTACGAGGGATACAGAGAAACATTAGCCAGACTGTCTAGCATGCATCGCGAGTCATACAGAGCAGGACATAAAACAGCAAAACACTGGCTCAAGCTCAAAGTACAGTTACGCGCAGAATATCCAGAGCATAGCGATAGATATGCGCGTGAAGCCCTAGGCTATCCAAAAAAGGAGGTGGCACAATGAGACAATTAATAATGTTTTATACCAAATGGATCACAATAGGGTTTGCATTGGGCCTTGCAATAGGCTACAGTATTGGTCTCATACAACAAATGGGAGGTATTTAAAATGGCTAATAGACAGTGGAATGGCTCATGCGAGGACTGGCTACACGGTGACGAGCATTGGAATGATGAGGTGCTAGATGCCGATGGTGACGAGTATGCACCAGTTGACGATGATGAGCTAGCAGAGATATTAGAGGGAGTCAGAGCCAGAACACTACAGGCTTACTGGCTAAAACTACAACGGGATTACCCCGCAATCGAGAGGTATAAAGCATGACGCTAGAACAGAGGAGAGGAGAGGTTGCAATGCTAGACCTGAATAGCCACATGGCTAGTATGTCACTGCTAGAGTATCACATAGGGCAGTGGCACATTAACCGCAACTTGATCGCAGGGTCTAGCGACATAAAGCAATTCGACAAGCTATTGGAGGAGGTGGAGGAACTCAGGCTGTCATTAGATGGCGATCTAACACCCATAGATGACCTAGGTGATATTATGGTGGTCTTAATCAACATTGCACATAGAAACAACTTGACACTGCATGACTGTATGGCTCATGCTTATGATGAGATAAAGGAACGCAAGGGCCAGATGGTCAATGGTTTATTCGTAAAAGAGAGGAGCAAGGCATGATGTTATTTAATAAAGCTTTAAACGTAGAGTTGATCAACGCGGTATGCATAGGACTTGAGATAGCGGACAGTAGAGCAGTCTGGGTGGTGGACAAAGACACGGGAGACACAAAGGCTATGCCCTTTGAGGGCTTCCTGATCTACCTGCCATTCATTCTAATCAGCTATGGCAACGTGTATGACGAGGTGCAAATCTAATGGGTTGGGTTATATTTTTGGCACTGTGTGCTATAGTGATAGTAGCCACACCCTTGTGGATAGCGCACATGGCTATGACAATGGAAGATACGACACCGACAATGCACCAAAGGAGCGAGGATGATGAGCAGAATTAAAGAGAACCTCATAGGTTATGAGCATGAGCCTAACGACTGGATAGAACCTACAGCCCTTGAGATGTGCGAGGAGCTAGTCGCGCATGACCTATACTGCATGACCTTGAGCGAGGTAAAGTTTAGGGTTGCAAAGCAGGTGAGAGAGGAGTACTATAGTCAGGACATAAACATTATGCGGCAGCAGTACGTAGCCGCCTTTGGTAAGACAAACAATTACAATGAGGTATTCTAAAATGAGCAGATGTAAAGCGTGTGACGTTATACTGGGCGAGTACGAGTTAAAGCGTATCGACAAACTAACAGGCATTCATGTTGACCTGTGCAATGTATGCTATAGCCATAGCAATGACGCTATGGTAGATGACAGGAGTGCAGAGTTTAATCATCTTTATCAAGGTCTCAGTGAGAAAGAACTTGACACCCTTGTGGAACAATAGTATAATACTAAGGTAATCAAGGGGAAATACTTTAAGAATTATCATTAAAGATTATAATTAAAGTATACTAAAGTAGTACCAAAGCGGCACAGTTAGTGTCATAACTTTAAATAGAGAGGCAATACCAATGGCAGTAGTAGAAGGCACAATAGCGTTTGAGAACCTAGACACCCACGAGATGTATCAGGGTCAATCCACAGGCAAGTACTCAGTTGTCATCAGCTTAGATGACACCACAGCAGACCAATTAGCAGGTCTTGGCATCAAGATGCGAGAGTACGAAGGCGTTAAGCAGCGCAAGTTCAGCAGCAAGTACGACATTGGAGTCGTAGATAAGGAAGGTCAGCCCTTTATGGGTCGCATAGGTCGAGGCTCTAAGGTTCGTCTCTTGTGGCAGGAAGGCCCTCCACACCCTGTCCACGGTACAGGTACGTACCTCAACAAGATTAAGGTCTTGGAAGTGGCAGAGCAGGAAGCAGGTGAGGACTTCTGATGTCAACAGAGTCAACCTTTGTTCAACATGAGTCATGCCCATCGTGTGGCTCATCTGACAATCTGGCTCGATATAGTGATGGGCATGCAGTCTGCTTCTCTGGGGGCTGCAACCATTACGAGCATGGGGATGGCACTGTACAGCAAGTGTTAAGCAGGAAACCAACGAGGCTATTAGAAATGACCGGAGTAGTGGCAGCGATACCCGACAGGCGTATCAATCAAGAGACAGCCAAGCGTTATGGTGTCACAGTAGAGTACGGCGTAGATGGTAAGATAACCAAGCACCACTATCCCTACTTTGACAAAGACACAGGCACAGCGATAGGCACAAAGGTGCGGATAGTAGAGAACAAACAATTCTATGCAACAGGAGGTTTTGATAATGCGGGTCTCTTCGGTCAACAGGCGTTCAAGGGTGGCGGTAAGTACATCACGGTTACTGAAGGCGAGGCGGACGCAATGGCTGTCAACGAAATGTTTGACGGGAAGTGGCCCGCAGTCAGCATCAGATCAGGAGCAGCAGGAGCAGCCAAAGACATCAAAGCCAGTCTCGAATGGCTAGAGACCTTTGACCACGTAGTCATCTGTTTTGACAACGACAAGGCAGGACAGGAGGCGGCACGATCAGTGCTTGATCTGTTCACCCCCAACAAGGCTAAGAACGTCACGCTACCTATGAAGGATGCAGGTGATATGCTCTCAGCCCGTAAGGTGCAGGACTTTGTCAAGGAGTGGTGGAATGCCAAGGCGTATCAGCCCGATGGTATCGTAGCGGGCAATGAGACATGGGACATGATCATCAAGCAGGCCGATGTCAAGTCAATAGACTACCCGTGGGCTTGCCTCAACGAGTACACGCATGGCTTTAGACGCAAGGAGCTAGTCACGATCACATCAGGGTCAGGCATGGGCAAGTCACAGATCGTCAGGGAGCTAGAGCATTACCTGTTGGGCGCAACGGAAGACAACATAGGTATCCTAGCACTGGAAGAGGATATACCCAAGACAGCACTAGGTATCATGTCAATCGAGGCCAACAAGCAGTTACACCTTGACAAGACAGTGACACAGGAAGAGAAGAAAGGATACTGGGACAGGACGTTAGGGTCAGGACGTATCTATATGTTCGATCACTGGGGTAGCACAAGCGAGGACAACCTGTTAGGCCGTATACGATACATGGCTAAAGGTCTGGACTGCAAGTGGATCATCCTAGATCACCTTAGTATTGTGGTGAGCGATCAGGACAACAATGACGAGCGTAAAGCTATTGACAGTATTATGACAAATCTTAGGAAGCTAGTGCAGGAGACAGGTGTAGGGCTATTCCTAGTGTCACACTTACGCAGACCTAGCGGCTCTAAGGCGCATGAGGATGGCGGTAGGATCAGCCTAGGGGAGCTACGAGGCAGTGCAGCAATCGCACAGCTTAGTGATATTGTTATTGGTTTAGAGCGCGACCAACAGCATGCCGACCCTACTACACGCAACACAACCTGTGTCCGTGTGTTAAAAAATAGGTTCGTGGGGTTGACAGGGCCTGCCTGTTACCTGTATTATGATAAGGAGTCTGGTCGAATGATAGAAACCAGTTGTCCTACAGGTGACGAAGCGGAGTTCTAGTGATGAAACAGTTTGTATTTGACATAGAAGCCAATGGGTTTGACCCAGACACAGTGTTTTGTGTATGTATCCATGAGATAAAGAACGAAGATAACATGTATGAGATACATCAGGAGTGTCTCAAGAGAGGCAGGTTTCAGGATTGGTTAGATGCAGAAGGCGAGTGTGAACTGATAGGCCACAACATCATAGGTTATGACGTACCTGTATTAGAGAAACTGTTGGGTGCAGACTTTAGCAAGTGTAAGATCACCGACACTCTAGTCATGTCAAGATTAGCTAGCCCATCACGCGAAGGTGGACACTCACTGGAGAACTGGGGCAACACACTGGGACAACACAAGGGAGACTTCAATGATTTTACTACGTATTCAAGGGAGATGGTGGAGTATTGTAAGCAAGACGTTAGGGTTAATGTGTTGGTGTACAAGAGATTACTTCTTGAGCTTGCAGATTTTGGAAGTGAAAGCATTAAACTTGAGCATCAAGTACAGACTATTATTAATACTCAGATCAAAACAGGATGGCTCTTAGATCAAGAGAAGGCATTCCTTTTATTAGCGGAACTCAAGGAGAAGAAGTATGAGCTTGAAGACAAGGTACATGAAACTTTTAAACCACTACCGACATTTATCAAACAAGTTACACCGAAAGTTAAGAAAGATGGTGCGTTCTCTGTTGTCGGACTCAAGTTCCTAGGAGAGCAGTGGGTCACAGCGGCAGCACCATTCAGTCGCATTGATTGGCCCGTGTTTAACCTAGGCTCACGACAGCAGATAGGCAGACACCTAGAGTACTTCGGTTGGAGACCCAAGACGTTCACTGAGACAGGACAGGCCATCGTAGACGAGGCGGTGCTGAAGGAAGTGAAAGGAATACCAGAGGCTACACTGATTGGCGAGTACCTGATGATCCAAAAGCGTATCGCGCAGGTACAGAGTTGGTTAGACGCAGTCAAAGATGACGGTAGAGTACATGGGTACGTTAACCCTAACGGTGCAGTAACGGGCCGTATGACACACTCTAGTCCCAACATGGGGCAAGTACCCGCAGTCTACTCACCCTACGGCAAGCAGTGTCGTGATGTGTGGACAGTACCGAAGGGTTACAAGCTAGTAGGTATGGATGCTTCAGGTCTTGAGCTTAGAATGTTGGCACACTACATGAATGATGAGGGATACACTAATGAAATACTCACGGGAGATATACACACAGCAAATCAGTTGGCTGCGGGCCTTGAAAATAGAGATCAGTCGAAAACTTTCATCTACGCTTTTCTTTATGGGGCAGGAGATGCCAAGGTCGGAAGTATCGTTGGAGGAACTAGGCGTGATGGTGCGAGACTTAAAGAAAAGTTCCTTGCAAACACGCCTGCTCTTGGAAAGCTACGAGAACGAGTTGGACTGGCGGCTTCAAGAGGCTATGTTTATGGACTGGATAGGAGAAGGGTGTCCATACGATCAGAACACGCGGCATTGAATAGCCTTCTTCAGTCAGCAGGTGCAATTGTTATGAAGAAAGCACTGTGTTTACTGGATGAGTACGCTACGATATGGGGCATTGACTATAACTTTATAGGGAACATTCACGATGAGATCCAAACAGAGGTCAGAGAAGAGAAGGCAGAGGTTTTCGGAAGGCTTGCCACAAGTTGCATCCAAGCAGCAGGAACTTTTTACAACCTCAACTGCCCCCTCGCAGGGGACTACAAGGTTGGAGATAGTTGGGCAGATACCCACTGATAAGACCTGCATAAGTTGTGCTGTACCACTAACAAAAGATAACTGGTGGCCTTCCTTTGTAATGAAGAAGCACTACAAATGTATAAACTGTTACGACATACGCAGGACAGAGAACAGCATTAAGAGAGGCAACAGATCGCCTAGTCTATTAGCTAAACTGTTCGGCCTCAAAGCCAAGGATGTTTATGACCAAGTAACGGAAGGCTCAGTGTATGTGATAGCTAACAAGGCATGGGACGGTTGGGTGAAGGTAGGCATGGCTATTGATGCAGAGGATAGGTTAAAAAGTTATCAAACCTCTTCCCCTTTCAGAGATTATATGTTATACTATAGTTATACTACAAGCAACAGAAGGAAGTCTGAAGCTGAAGCACACAAGCTGTTGGAACAGAAGTATGAGAGAAGGAACGAGTGGTTCCTTTGTACACCTAGTCAAGCGATAGAGGTTTTAAATGGACAAGTCAACAGATAATGTAGTCGCTGACATCTACGCACTGATGGAAAGCAAGGACGCTGACCCATCTGTGGACGTAGAGGCAGAGATTGAGAGGTTCGGTGAGGGTGTTAAAGCCTTGATGCGTACAGAGTTTGGTCGGAAGAAGCGAGAGGATAACCGGAGGCTACGCCTCAGTAACATCGGCCGCACCGACAAGTACTTATGGAACCACTTCAACGGGACTGACGGTGAAGAGTTACAGCCACACACCTACGTCAAGTTTATGTATGGTCACTTGATTGAAGAGATGTTGTTGTTCCTCACACGCATGGCAGGACACAGCGTGACTGACGAACAGAAAGTGTGCAAGGTAGACGGTATCGTAGGACACATGGACTGTAAGATTGACGGTGTTGTTACTGATGTCAAGTCAGCAAGTAGCTTTGGGTTCAAGAAGTTTAAGGAAGGCACGTTAGCCTTTGATGATCCGTTCGGTTACATTGATCAGATCAAAGCATACGCTTACTCAGAGGGTGCAACAGAGTTCGGTTGGTTAGCAATGGACAAGGCCAACGGACACCTGACCTACCTCAAGTATGACTTAGCTGACACAGAAGCACCAGTGTATGACATATTAAAACAACCCATTACTGAGAGGGTGGCCCATGTAAAAAAGCTAGTAGAGCAGCTAGAACCGGACGCACTGTGTTATCAACCCGTACCGGACGGCAAGTCAGGAAACTTAAAGCTTGCTATTGGTTGCTCGTACTGTCAATTCAAAGACCATTGCTACCCAGATTTAAGAGTCTTCAACTACGCATACGGGCCAAAGTATTTATGTACCGTAATCAACGAGCCAAAAGTAAGGGAGATTACTTTCGATGAAACAGGCTTTTAGATCAGGGTTAGAGAAGAAGTTATCAGAGAAGCTAGACGGGCAGTACTTGTTTGAACCTTACGGTCTGCCCTATACCACACACAGGAAGTACCTACCGGACTTTGTACACGAAGACAAGGCAGTACTGATTGAATGTAAGGGCTTCTTCAGAGTAGGTGATACACAGAAGTACAAGGCTATTAGAGACTCCATGCCTGAGTGGGAGATTATTTTTGTCTTGTCTAACCCAAGCAAGCGGGTACGCAAGGGAGGCAAGATGACAATGGGGGAGTGGTGTGAGAAGGAAGGCTTTAAGCATTACACAATAGACACTTCAAAGGAAATGACCAAGTATATTAAAGGGAAGAAGCTACCATGCCTATAACCTTAGAGGAACTTAAAGAACAAGTGATCGCTACGCTAGACGAAGAGTTGATATGTGAGATGTTGTCAATCAGTACGTCAGACCTAGTGGATGCTTTTGAGGATAGGATACTTAAAAACTTTGACAAGATAGCAGAGGAGTTTGAGCAAGATGACCAGATTGAATGATGCAACACCTAGCATGTGGGACAGAGCAGCACGTAGCAACATTAACCATGACATGGAGACAGAGAAGGGTAGACAAGCAGCGTGGCAGGAACTAGCGCACGTAGGGCTAGAGGCTTGGGCGGAACCTGCGGAGAGAGAGTCAGCGAAGTATCAAGAAGATGATGCAGTCCGGAATCCTGAACACTACAACACAGGCAACATAGAGTGTATTGAGGCAATAGAGGAGTCTATGTCCAGTGTTGCATACAAAGGCTACCTCAAGGGCAACTCTATGAAGTATCTGTGGCGTTACGACTACAAAGGCAAGCAGGTAGAAGACCTACAGAAATGTCAGTGGTACTTAGCCCGTCTAACACAAGTAGTAGTATTTGAAAACGAAGGAGAATAAGATGGATCAGTATCAGCAGTTTATACACAAGAGCCGCTATGCGCGGTGGCTACCAAATCATGGCCGTAGAGAGACATGGGCTGAGACAGTCTATAGGTATGTCAGCTTCTGGAGAGATCGTGAACAGATAACAATCCAAGAAGGTCAGGAACTGTACGATGCAATATACAACCTAGAAGTCATGCCTAGCATGCGCTGTATGATGACAGCAGGCCCTGCACTAGCCAAAGACAACGTAGCAGGGTTCAACTGTAGCTACCTAGCCATTGACTCACCACGTAGCTTTGACGAGCTTATGTATGTGCTTATGTGTGGTACAGGTGTAGGCTTCAGTGTTGAACGTAACTTCATAACCAAGCTACCTGTCGTAGCAGAGACATTCCACAAGACTGACAGTGTTATTGTCGTTAGTGACAGCAAGGTTGGTTGGGCTTCTGCCTTCCGTGAGTTGATCGCTATGCTGTATGCAGGCAAGATACCACAGTGGGACATGAGTAGGGTTAGACTGTCAGGTGCTAGGCTCAAGACCTTTGGCGGTAGAGCATCAGGCCCAGAGCCTTTGATTGACCTGTTTAACTTCTGTGTCTCAGCGTTTACCAAGGCAGCAGGACGCAAGCTGACATCCATTGAGTGTCACGATGTTGTGTGTAAGATAGCTGACATTGTAGTTGTAGGTGGTGTACGTAGGTCTGCCTTGATCAGCCTGTCTAACCTGTCTGACCCACGCATGGCAAAGGCTAAGTCAGGTAACTGGGGTGACCTAGAAGGGCAGCGTAGGCTTGCTAACAACAGCGTGGCTTACACGGAGAAGCCAGACTTTGAGTCTTTCTTAGGAGAGATGCAGAACATATACGAGTCTAAGGCAGGTGAGCGTGGTATCTTTAGCCGTATAGCAGCACAGAAGATAGCAGCTAGGAATGGACGTAGGGATGCTGATCAGGACTTTGGAACCAACCCATGCTCTGAGATCATCCTACGGAGTAATCAGTTCTGTAACCTGTCAGAGATTGTTGTACGTGGTGATGACACACTGGTGACACTGAAGAAGAAGGCACGTATAGCAGCGATCATAGGCACACTACAAGCCACGCTAACGGACTTTAGATACCTACGTAGTATATGGAAGAAGAACACAGCGGAAGAGGCTCTACTGGGCGTTAGCATGACAGGTATCATGGATCACTGGCTGTTGGGCAAGGGAGAGTCTAAGGACTTAGCGAAGTGGCTAGAGGAAGTAAGAGATGTGGCTATTGATACTAACAAGGAATGGGCTGATAAGCTTGGCATTGCTCAGTCTGCGGCTATTACATGTGTTAAGCCGTCTGGTACTGTGTCTCAGCTTGTTGACTCTGCTAGTGGTATACACCCTAGGTTCTCTAAGCATTATATTCGCAGAGTACGTAGCGATAAGAAAGACCCACTTGCAGTCTTTATGGAAGGAAAAGGATTCCCAGTAGAGCAAGATATATACTCAGAGTCTTCTCAGATCTTCAGCTTCCCTGTAAAAGCTCCTGAGAAGTGTACCACTGTCAGCGAAGTAGGCGCTATGGAGCAGCTAAAACTTTGGAAAGCTTACCAGAACCATTGGTGTGAACATAAACCAAGCATTACAGTTTATTACACAGACAGCGAGTTCCTGCAAATAGCACAGTGGATATGGGAAAACTTTGATCTCTGTAGCGGTATAAGTTTGTTGCCGTATTCCGACCATGTATATCAGCAAGCTCCGTATGAGGACATAACCGCAGAGAAGTATGAAGAGTTACTTGCAGCTATGCCCGTTGATGTAGACTGGGAAGACCTAGGAAACTTTGAGATGGAAGACAACACCACTGGGTCACAAGAGTTAGCGTGTGTCGGTGGAGCCTGTGAAATAGTGTAGATTGTTTCATATAGTTTACAATGTATACTGTAGTATACAAACTAAGGGGCCTTAAGTGGCCCCTTTTTTATTGCTCGTTGTTTGCAGTAGTAGCCATCAAGCCAGTGCCTATTGTTCTGTTATATCCTTTAAGATAGTCACCACTTGTAGGACTAGCGTTTACATACTCATCAAGAATTTGTCTTATTTTTGGCCTTTCTGCTCTTTTAGCTGTCGTGTACTTATCTTTTTTGTTATTAACTTTACCTACTTTTGCCAAGGCCCCTTCTGCATATTTTGTACCCATGATGTCCATGTGTATAGGGCCAGAAATAGCCATCAATTCATTAGGCAAGGTCTTTTCTAAAACCTTACCCAAGTAAGGAACTTTCTCTAGGAAGTCGTGTTTGTCAGACATAAAGGCTATAGCTCTTCCGTTAGGAAGTATCTTCATTAATCCGTTAACACCGCCTTCAACAACAGAAGAACCTACCATGCCTGAATTTACCCATATTCCATGTTTCTCTGCGTCTTTCCATGTAGTATTAATAGAAAATTCTTTTGTTTTATCGGAAATAGCTTTTAACTTGGTGTACAAGTCTTTGGAACTGATAGCTCCCTTTCCTTTATGTCCTGTTATTACGTCACGTATGTGTTTGTTTGCAGGATACTTTGATGCTAGGTCAGAGAAGTGGTTTCCTGATTCTCTGCCATTAGGTTCCTTAAAAACAACCTTTCTTTTAGGGTCAGGCTTGTTTCCCCAAGCTTTATTAATTCTCTCATGTGCTTGGTCTATGACAGCTATAGGTGTCTTTACCTTCTTTCCCTGTGCATTGTTAAACCTAGTTTTTAAAGCTCCGCTACGAAAGCTCATTTCAGTGTGAGGAGCGTATGATTGTATATTATTAAAATCATCAATTTCCAACAAAGGCACAGACAACCCGCCAGACCTGTTTGATTGTTCTATAATGTGCCTGTTGTACGTCACCTGTGCTGCTGCTTTATCTAGGAACCTTGTTGAACCTGTCTTGTCGTACTCAGCTAAGAGTTCCTTTACAAGCTGTTGACCCTTGGCACTAATGCCTTGCCCTGCGTATAAAGCCTTTGAGTTTGGGTTTAGAAGTGCGTCTAACATTGTAGAAGGTGCTTCTTTACCCCAATCAATTATACCTTTAAGTCTCTTACCCGCAAGCGTAATCTTTGTTATGTCGTTAGGGTTGTAAGCTGCTGTAGGCTTACCCTGTGCATCTAAGTTGCTTTGGTTAATTACGTTACCCTTGTTAGAAGGAGCCACGCCTTTTAAATGTAAACCTAAAACTCCTAAACCTATTTCTTCGGGAGTGGGTGGTATGTCTTTGTTATCGTTTCCATAAAAGTTTTTAATGTAGTTAGACATCCCCGCTGCCCACGAGCCTCTGGCTGCTTTAACACCTTGAGATATTTGACTCCCTCCTACTAGAGCAGTAGCAATGTTAAACATATTACCTATGTCTTCTGAAGCTTGTGGATAAGCTTTACTAAAACTTTCCATAGCTTCTCCAGTGGCAACCAATCCTGTTTTAACAGGGGAAAAATAAGGAGTGTCTCCTAAAGCACTAATTCCTCTCCCTGCGGCTGACACGGAGTCCTTAACCCACTCAGGTGTAACCTTATTAACTGTTGCGCCTGTAACATCCCCTAAGAATCCTGATACATTACCTAAAGCGGAAAGACGGGCAGGGCTTTGCCCCATAACACTACCATCAGGCATTGAGTAACCTGTAGTCCTAGCCCTCTCTTCAGCATTCTTATAGTTCTGAAGTCTTTGGTCATAAGCTTGTCTCACATCTGTTGTTAGAGAGGAGACAGGTATTTGACTAGCCAACTGCATTGCATTATCATTCTGCTGTCTTCCTTCATCTCTAAAGTACTGTCCATAGTCTAAACTGTTTAAAAAGTCCTTTCCTTTGGCACTTGACTTGTTAGAGTTAATAGCCATTAAAGAACCGCCTCTTCTTCTTCTTCAGGTAAAAAAGAAGCTCTAAGGTCATTACGCATTTTAGCTTGTTCTTCTGAGCTTAAACCATCTAAAACGTCACTAATTATTAAATGTAGTGCATTTTCTTTAAACGCTTCAGACTTAAAAGTTGCTTTGTCAAAAGCTAACAACTTGTTTACAGCTTTAGGATTAGTTGCCATCCTAGAAAGAAAAACAGGAGTCATTAGAACAGCAGCAGCGGCTCCTACGCCAACTACAGGCCCTCCCGAAGCAGTTCCTGCTATAGCTGCACCCGCAGTCGCAAACTCTTTACCTCTTAAAAACAGAGTACCAAAGTTACCTTCAGGTCTTTTACTTGCCTCTTGAAACAAATTAAACAGTTGTTTTACAGGTTTGTAGTCTTCACCTAAAATAACACTTAATCTTTTATTCCCTGCGGGAGTAGAAAACTGAGTGGCTAGTTGATCATAAGCTTTAATGTTAAAATCAGCCCCACCGGACAAAGGCATAAGGTTCTTTAAAAAAGATTGTCTAATTGCTTGTTTTGCTTCTTTAGCAGTAGCATAAGGTATTTCAGAAGGTAGCCCTTTTATTTTAGATAGCTGCAAATATGCCTCATCAATACTACTCATCATTGTAGCTATTTTACTTACATTGGTCTGGGTAGTTAACAAGTTACCTAGTGCGTCATAGTTACCTACGTCTGCGTTTTTAATTACGTTTTTATTAATAACAGGAAATAAACTTGCATTCCCCTCTTTATAAGTTTGTTTTAGAAGACGATAAGCCTCCGCAGCTTTAGGGTCTGCTTGTTTTAACGTATCAATAAGGGATTTTTTTAAAACATCTTGCATTTCTCGTAATTGTCTATCTGCAACAGTGTTATAACTGCCAGATGCTTTATCTCCAAACTTTGTTAATTGCTGAGTGATAAGCTTGTCAATCTTTAAAAGATTAGTAGCAGACATATTACCTAATTCAAAAGCACCTGAAAGCTGTCCAGAAATAAACCGTCTAGCATCTTTATCTAAGAGTGCCGTACTTTTTGTTACAAGTTCGCCGTCTACTTGACCAAAAGACTGTGCTGTTCTTTTCTTTACAAAATCGTTTAATTGCTTACTTATGCCTTTTGTGTTTACTACTTTGTTAGACACAGTAGACATGATTTCATCTAAACCATCACCATACACTTGGCTCATAGCTGTCTTACCTGCCGTAATAACGTCAAAAAGACCTGACCCTAACTCAGCAGGAGAAGCTCCGGTTCGTATATCAACACTGCCAAAAATATCGTTTATTGCAGACTGAGCAGCAGCGTTTACTTTAAACAAGTTTTCCGTATGTTCTTTACCTGACACTAAACCTGCTTCACCAATCTTTTCTCCAAATACTTCTAAAGCACTTGCGTTTCCTGTTTGATACCTTGATAGACTAGCTCCACTTTTTTCAAGAATCTTTTGTGTTTGTTTTAAAGACTCAATAGAACCCGCTTCGGCAGCTTTTTTGCTTGACGTTACTATTTCTTTTGCTATTTCTTCAGGACTGAAACCTAGTGCTTTACGTGCAGAAACCCATGAGGCTTTAATAGGCCGACCTAGGCCCATAGTAACAATATCAAAACCTACAGACATTAAGGAGTCTTCAATAGCTTTGTTAAAGTCTAATTCTTCGTTAGTCATATCGTCAGAAAGTAAAGAGCCTCCAAAAGTTCCGAACGCTCCTCCAACTATGCCTGCACCCGCTGCAATATAAGGATTACCAGTTCTTGCACCTATTTTAGCACCTGCTACCGCCATTGACATACCTAAAGGTATATCCATGTTTTCTTCAAGGAAACCACCTACACTCTCATACCAAGGGCTGTTTTCGTCAGACACAGGCACAGGCACAGGTGTCAGTTCTTTCTGTTGAAAGTCAGCTATAGTTGCTAAACCGTTTTTAATAGCAATGTCTTGTATTAATGAAGGGTCTGTGCCTACAGGAACATTTGGGATTTTTCTACCGTTAGGTAGAACTTGTGTATATGTTTGGCTCATTTTTTAATCCTTTGATTGTGTCAACTGTTCCCAAGTTTTTTCTTCTGTTTCTTTAGAGCCGTCAAACATACCTTTAACTAAAGTGTTATACTCTTCTTGAGTTTCTGCCGCTGTGTACATTAACGCATTATCAGCTTTGGCTTGTAGTCTATCAATCATAGTCCTAAGAATTGCTGCGTTAGCAGGATTACCTCTTCTGACGTTAGCTCCAATATCCGTTAGTGATTTACGCTCTCCTTCACTAATTAAACCACCAAAAATAGGTTTCAAAGATTCTAGTATTGACACCATCATCTTACGTTCAAGAGTTGCTTTATCACCGCCTGTTAGACCAAAGAATTCTTGTATGCCATAGGAAGCAAGATTGATTGGGCCACCTGTTTTAATAGTTTTTAGAAGCTCTAAGGAAGACTCTAGGTTTGCAATATTGTTACTCATTTCAGGCAATAAACCCACAGCTTCTACTTTAGCTTCTCCAAACTTCCCTGCAATTGTTGTAACACTCTTTTCTTTTCGTTTTCTCTCTACTTCTTGAGAAGCAGTCATAGAAAAATCACCGCCAGTTAGTTCTCCTTCTATTGACTGATATTGTATTTCCATTTTACCTGTGTTTGTGTTTAAAGAAGGCACAGCAATATAGGGGTTTCCCTCTTTATCAACACCAGTAAAAGTACTGCCTTTTGTAAATTTTGTAGTATCTTTTAAACTTGCAGCTAATTTTAAAGCACCTGCTCTGTCACCAGTAGCCATCATAAGTTTAATAAGCTTCTCAGCGTCAGCGGGATTGCTAGGATCAAGAGAACCCATAGCCATCTGTAGCTGCTCTGCCATAGGTACTGAACCACCTGCACTACGCCTCATGCTTTCCATGCCACCCTGCATCATATTTGTAGCGTTAGCACCCATAGCTAACTGCTGCTGCTGAACACTGAGGTTTGGGTTTACGGGTTGGTTAGACACCCCTGTTAACATACCTGCTATATCTAATGCCATTGTTATATCTCCTAATTAGTCCAATATGAGCTTAAATCTATACCATCAGCGTTTGTGGGTATAACAGGACTTTGTGGATTAATGCTATCATAAAAGTTAGAACCGCCTAACCAACTGTCCATACCAGTGCTAGGCGCAGAGAATATAGGAGAAGAAGAAGAACTGCCACCAAACTTGTTACTCAACCAATCAAGACCTTGGTTAACAAGACCACCCTCATTAGTCAACATACCGCCATCAGGATTTAAAAACCTGTTTATTAACTGCTCTTGCATAGTGGGTGCTTGTCCAAAGGCACTTGACATTAGACCCTGCATCTGCTGCTGCTGTAACAAGTTAGCCATGTTAGCACCACTCATGTAACTTTCAACACCTTGTCCACCTGCAATTGCTTGTAGTTCCGCACCACGCTGTTGACCACGTTGAGCTAACTCAGCGGAAGACAGACCTGAACCAAACATATTAAGAGCCTGTTGCTGTGGTTGATAACCTGCGGCCATCATTGCCTGCATGTTCTGTAGGTCTTGTCCTTGTAGCTGACCTTGTAACATTGAAGCTTGATTGCCAAGACCAAACATTCCTTGACCTAGATTAAAGTTACCTTGTTGTAGCTGTTGTTGGACACCCGCAGCACTTTGGTCAGCCCCTTGGAGAGCCATTAGATTCTGTAGCTGCTGTTGATTCATTTGGTTACTTGCTTGTGTACCTGTCATACCTAAGTTAGCAAGGGTAGTACCACGACTTATGCCCTCTGTCTCTAAGCCTGAACCAACTTGAGCCAAGTCAGCAGTCATACCTGTCAGAGACTGTGCATTCTGCATAGCCTGTTGTCCTTCAGCCATAGCTTGCTGACGAGCCATCAAGGAAGCTGTGTTACCTGCTTCAGCCTGTGCTTTAGCCATTGCTAGTTGCTCTGGAGTGCCACCATAAGCGTCTGTAGAGATGCCTAAACGACCTTGACCTAACAAGCGTTCCTCTAGTGCAAGGTTCTGACGTTGCTCTTCAGGACGTTGTGTGGCTCTTATAGACTCATAGATGTCACCTTGGCGTTGTTCAGGAGACATCATTAGTCCTTGTCCTGCCTGCTGTGCTAGGTTTCCGTACTGTGAACGTAGACTCTGAAGATCAGAGGGCTGTCCTGCTGCACCAAGCTGCCCTAAAGCCCCGCTTAGTCCTGCCTGTGTAATGCCTTCCATACCTGTAGGCTGTCCGTACTCTGCCTGTTGTTGTCCAAACAAGCCGCCCATTGCTCCACGTTGTCCTGCAATAGAAGGATCAAACTGACCTGCTCTACCAAGGAAGTTCTGAGCTTGACCATAGGCATTAGAGCCTATCTGTCCCGCTACTTGGTTGTACTGTCCACCTAAGTTACCCGCTAGTTGACCTGCGCCACCCATCAGTTGACCTTGTAGAGCCTGCTGTTGAGGACTAAGGTTAACATTAAGTCCACCATTAGCACCTGCTTGTACGTTAGCAAGACTAGAGGTAACACCAAAAGGTTTAAACTGAGTAGCATCAGAAGCTCGTTTACCTAGCTGCTCAGATAAGTTAAAGCCTGCTGTACCTGCGCCCAAGGCTCCTTCAATACCCTCCTGTCCTGCGTAGTAACCTGCGGCTCCTTGTAAGGCCCCTGTAAGGTCTCCTGAGAGCAAGCCGCCCAAAGCTAGGCCACCGTATGCGGCAGTGTTGCTAGGGCCAGTAGAGGGTGCTGTAGGTAGTGTTAAGGGGTTGTTGCTAGAGTTAGGTGGAGGCACTGAGCCTCCTTGACGATAAAAACTACCGTCATTTGGTTGGTTCCATCTCCCCGAAGAGTCAAAACCAACTCCAACTCTGTTGTTTGTTAGGAACACAGGGTCAGGCACTCTTCCGTTTGACGCATACCCAAAATCGGATGGCTTAAGGGCATAATCATCTGCAAAAACGGCTCTGGAAAAAGGAGCAACTCTCTGGTTCTCGAATTCAGCGGCTGTTGCTCTGCGCGGCATCGGGGGCTTTGCCAGTCTCAGATTACTTGGTAATTCATTAGGGTTGTACATGTTGCCATTCGGCCCTCTAACCATCATCAGTATGCTCCTCCAGTTATTGTATCAGCCGTTAGAGTACCTGATATGTTTACAGTGACGGCTGTAGTAGTCCCTGTTAAGGCAGCGTTAGCAGCATTAGCTTTAGTAGCACTGGCTGTCGCTATGTTATTAAACTCTGTGTCAATCTCTGTTCCCTTGACAATCTTAGCTGCGTTACCGGAAGCAAGAGCATCTTTAGTGGCAAAGTTAGTAGTCTTTGTGTAGTTGGACATTAGATGAGTCTCCCTAGTATAGCATGTATGTCAATTTTTTGAATAGAAAAAGAAGTGTCGTTGATCTCAGTTTCAAGGCCAATAGTTACTACCTCACCGTTGCCGCTAGTGTTAACTTTTGGTGTGTTGATGATGGCAGAAGCTGTGTACTCCGCAGTTGTGTTGTACTCAGACACTCCATACTCTCCTGCATTGGTTGATCCCGTTAAAGTAAACACCTGCTTAGTAAAGTTAGTGGAGTAGTCGTAACCCCAGTTTAAAGTAGATTTAGTGTTCTGACCACCAATGATAGTAATGTTAAACTTCTTTAGGAACTTTAAGTTAGAAGCGTTGCCAAAGTCCATAGGGTTACTGAAGTAACGCATCTGGTAGTTAGCTGTGCCGTCTAGGTATCCTGCGTACTTGACAACACCTGAAGAAAGACCAAAGTATATGTCACCTGCTTCAGTTGTAGTGAGAGCTAGTGGATGTAGACCTGACCAAGTAGTAACTCTTTGTGATCCATCCTGTAAAGGTGAACGCATGTCAAAGCAGTACGTTGTGTCACTGTCAGGCAGAGTCAACAAGTAGAATGCTTCATCAGCACTGTACACAGACTTAATAGGATTAGTTTGCAAAGGCACAAGAGAGGTAAGATCACTACGGACGTTCTTGCTTATGTCACGCATAGGCATAGACTTCTCTTGGATAGTCCTTCCAAAGCTACGAACACCTGAGTCAGATAGGAACAAGATGTCAGTACCTGTGTGCTGCACTGAGTCTCTTGCTATACAACCTACACCCTCTACTGTATCCGCTAATGTCATGTTAGCAGGGGAAGAAGCACCTGAGTACACAAGGATAGACTTCTTGCCAAAGATAACTAAGAAGTTGTTGTGTGCAGCTAAAGCCACTACTTCGTCATTACCCGTAGGCCATACAGTTGTTAGGTTAAGATTGCCTGTAGCACCGCCTGTCCACTTTGTGCCGTCAAGAGTGTCACTCCAGTACACAGTGTGCTTGTTGCCTACAATGTCCGTAACCCACAGCTTACCAAAGGCAGCCAGTACTTCGTTGCCCTGTGGTACTGTGCCTGAGTATCCTGTGTGAGCAGTGATAACTTCCATTACAAAGGAACCTGAATCGTCTGTAGCAATTAACGGGACATGCCCAGACTGAAACATATACAGGTGGTTGTTGAAGGTTGCACACTTCCAATTGTTAGCTGACGGTGAATAGCCACTAGGTGTAATATCAACTAGTGTGCCTGTGCCTTTGAATATCTTGTTGTTGCCCGCAGAGATAACAACCTTGCTACCACTAGTGTCCACAAACTCAAAGACTGTTTCTATGCCACGACTACTACCTAGCACAGCAGCACCGTTAGAAGACACAGCTTCCCATCCTTTACGCGCACCTATGCGGCCTAGCTTGTCTATAACACAGTTGTCAGCAACAGAGGCAAATGAGGGATCACCACCTATGGGAGACTCCTGCGTGTTAAGCCCCATAAATCCCGGCGCTGCTACTGTAATGTTCTGTAGTTGTTGAGCCATTTAAGAATACCAGATAGTTTCTTCGGGATGTTGGGCAGCGTCAAAGGCTATAGCATCAGCTAAAGTCCTATCAGCAAGAGCAAACAGTTCAGCAGCACTTGTGCCACCTGTCTCACCACGCTCTCTAGCACCCAATGCAGTGGCTAGTTGAACGACAGGAGAGGAAGGTATAAGCATGTTGTTTGTGTCTACAGTGAAGTCATCAGTACGTAGGACAGCGTTAAAGCGTACCTGATACACACCGTCAGGCTTTGGATACAAGTCAACACCGTTGTCTCCGTTAGCGTCCACACCGTTAAAGCTGTAGAACTGTGGAGTACCTGTAGGTGCATCGTTGATAAGGAAAGCGTTGTTCATCCAGTGTGATGTGCGGTACTGCAAAAAGAAGTTAGAGGTGTCGTTAGCAACATCCAGTATCTTCATACGATTGCCAGAACCAACCAGTGTGTAGTTAAAAGCTGTAGCGTCTGTGCTGACAGTTAGCGTGTCACGTAAGGCTGTCCAATCGTAGGCATCCTCAACAGTTCTTTTAGAGTCGTTAACAAACTCACCTATAAGTTTAGAGTAGCTGTTCTGAGAGACTGACGTAACTTCATCTTCCCTCAGTCTGCGTAGTACGCTGTTAACTAGCTGTAAGTATGTCATTATGCAAACCTTTGTGATGTTGTAAATGCAGACTCAAATGGAGATGTTAAAAAATCTTCTATGTCTACTTCTTGTTCTGGTTGGTTAAGTGGGCCAAACTCTGTTAGCTCTATCTTGTTCTTAAACTTGAATAGTTCGTTTTCAAATATCTTACCTGTTGTAGCTGTAGGGGCAGGTGCGCCTGAAAGAAGCATACCCATACCCATGCCTAAACTTGGCAGGTTGAAGTTAGGTAAGTCAATGCTAGGTAAGTCAATGCTAGGTAAGTCTATGTCAGGAGTACTAAAGGGTGACTGTATATCGTATAAGCCTTCATCTAGCTTAGTCAGTTCTCTTCTAGCTGCTGTATCTGCTTCCGACAGTACTTCTCTAATGGCTGTGTCTGCTGCTGATAAAGCATCGCCCGCAGGTCTGAAGACAGCATCATCTAAGTCTTTAGCTATTTCTCTTACAGGTTGTATAACAGCATCATCTATTGCACTACCACCTGCTCTAACTAAGTCTTCTGCTGTTCTGCCTGCTTGTCTAATGGCGCTAGTGTCTATATCTGGGACAGACTCTTTAACAAACTTAGCAACTGCTGTAGCTGCTGTACCTATGGGTCTGACAATATCTCTAACTACATCCTCAATTCCTGCAAAAGAAATATCTGATTCAGGCATATTAAAGAGATTTTTTAAACCACCTTCTCTAGCATAATCAACAAAGCCATAAGCAAGGGCATCGTCAAACTCTTCACCTGCCGCTACTTTCTCAACAGTCTTTTGAAGACCTGCTTCAAATGCGGCAGCAGGGATACCAACTTTAGCCAAAGCTTCTGAGGTAACACCTGCTTTGTTTAATCCTCCTTTAATAAGGTCTCCACCATATATAGAGACAAGAGCAGACTTAGGATCACCTGTGGCCGCTGCTGTTAACAAGCCTACTGATTGGTTATATGAAAGAGTTTTGCCTGCAAGGGTAAGCCCTTTGCCCGCTAGAGCAGCGTTTTCAGCTATTGGGCCTGCCATTACTCCTCCCGATTGAGCAGCTACCTCACCTATCTTCTGAGCTTCAGCGGCAGTAGCGGGTGCTTGCAACATGCCCAAACCTTTTGCAGCGGACACGCCCGCACTTAGGTAATCTGTACCGTGGAGTGTCTGACCGTTAGCAGCTTTAGCGGCAGTCAAGACAGCCGTGCCAAAAGGAACAAAGTTAGCAGCTATGTTAACTACGGGGTTGTTTATTATGTCTTGAAAAAAAGAGGTGCTTGTATCTATATAAACTGTTGAATACGTACCTACTGGGCCTTGGTCTTGCCAGATACCGTCACGAACTCTTCCGTGTAAAGCATCATTGTTTCTATCGTTTCCTCCTGTTAAATGATAAGTAACACCATCTCTTTCTTGGGTTAGAGGTATGTTGTTATCTTTAACATAAGTGTTTAACGCATCTTTTGAGGCGTTTGTTCCTAAAGCCCTAGGGCCAGAAAGCCCAGACCTTAAATAGTCGCTTGGGTCAAACTGAGTAAGCCCGTATTTATTTGTTGTGTCTTGGTATTGGGTGTCTAACCCTCCAAGAAAACTTGCAAACCCGCCAAGAGCTTCTTCGGTTGTGTCATACACAGCACCGGAATCAAAAGTTATATCAGACTGATTTGGAAGCTCATGTGAACTAACACTGGAGCCTACGCCTTTCTGCCCTGCTTCCCAGATTCCTTCAGCTTTTTGTTTATCAGCTAGAGCTTGGGAGTTTGCAGCAGCTTGCTTTTGTGTTATAGGTTGTGCGGCTACAGGTGCAGCAGTAGGTTTGACTAAAGCTACAGGCGTAGGAGCAAAAGGATCAGGCTCGTCAAAGGAGCTACCTAAAGAAGCAAACTGTTCAGGATCAAAACTAAAGTTAAACATTACTTATCCCTCGCCACTGCTTTTGTTTTCTCTACTGTTCGCATAGCACCTAGTCCTAACATACCCATCAAGACAGTTGTAAGCAAGGAGCTATCAACAGGAGGTACTGTAAACCAGATGCCTAAGATTGGTGAGAGGATGGTAGAGTAGAATAAAGACAGCCCACATATCCAACCAATAGCAGGTCTCCATCCACTGACAAACAAAGACTTATGTGCTGCTTCTACCTTGTTGACTTCTAGTTGACCCTTGGCTAGTTCTTGAGCATGCTTCTCTGCCATAGTCGCTAGTTCAAAGGCAATGGCATTCTTTTGATCTTTATCTTCAATAAACTTATCTAAAAGTCCTGTCACTGGGCCAATCAAACTAGTTAAAATACTCATTTATTATACACCATTTCTAGTCAAAAGTCAAGGTAAATCTTTGTAACGTGCAGTGAAGTGTTGAGTGGTGTCACTTTATGGCGCATATAAATGCTACCGTTTAGTCAGCTTCTGCACCGTGTCTGACTCGTAGATGCGTAGACCTAGCCACACTATAGTAAACAAGGAAGCTACTGGGGGCAACCATGCTGCTAGTGTCGCTAGGGCTGTCGATGCTGCTGCTACATCCATCATGTCTTTGCTTGCTTCGTCCATGTTATCTTCCCAGTATTGTTAGTATTAAATATACTGCTGATCCAAGGACTGGTATAGCCACAAGCGCAGTACAGATTATAGTAAAGAACTCTATTACGTGTTGCTTGTGTTTAGCACTAGCGTATTGCTTGTCTTTCTCTTCCTGCGCCCTAGCTCTCTTACAATCTGATTGGAAATGGAGCCAATCGTCATACATGTTAGCTCGTCCTGCGTAGATCATAATCTCACGTAGCTCAGTCTCCTGCTCCTTGATGGACTCAAGAGCCATGAATGCTTCCATGTCGCTCTTGTTTCCACCGTTCTTAGCCTTCTTTGCTATCGTGCTTTTGGAGTCAAAGTAGCTTGTAACCTGAGTAGCCACACTGTGCAGTTCTTGACCGTTGCTAATAGCGTTCTTTATTACACCAAATGCTGCGTTAGCAATTGCAATCTCTGCAAGCATGGTCATCTCCTTTACTTGTTATTAGCTTGCGGTATAGCCGTTGCCTGAGACTATGGCGGCATTTGTGGCTGTCATGTCTTCACTGCCCCAATCGTCCTTGGCTACCATAAGCTCTAGGTGCTGAGTGTTTCTATCTACACAGCCTTGGCGTTCTTCGGCATCATCGTCAGCCATGCAGTTACCTGCGATTACGTCTGTAATCAAAGCTACGCTGTCGCCCATTGCTGAGTAGTCTTGTGCCAGTTCTTCTGTAGTGCGAGGTTCCATTTCGTTTATCCTTCTAAGGTTGTGATACGAGCGAGTGCTGCGTCTAGTTGTGTTGAGAGTTCTTGTATTGCGTTAATCATGTACCATGTTAAATTATCCGCATTAACTGAAAGCACTCCTGTATTTTGTTCAGTAACACAGGAAGGAAGCACTGCTTGAATTTCTTGAGCAATTAAACCTAACTGAACGCCTTGAATATCAATAACATCTGTTGAAGCAAGTTCAGTAACTTCATCTTCAGTGCGGTACTCAAAGTTACGGACTTGCAGTTGGTTTATTTTTTCAAGGCCAACTGTGTTGTCAACAATGTTTTTCTTTAGCCTTCGGTCAGAAGTTTGCGACCACGCTGATGCGTTATTACCTTGAAAAGTACCACCACCTCCTGCATTTATATAACCTGTGGCCTGCCCTTTACTGACTGAATTATAGCCAATCACTATTTCGTTGTTATTACCAACTGCGCTTCCCCTCGCACTATTTCCAAGCATAATAGCATTTGCGCCAGTAGTTGTAGTCCCTCCTGCTGACCTACCAACAAAAACCGCACTGCCTCCAGTAGTAAGCGCAGCACCTGCTCCCCAACCTAATAGGGTATTGTCTGATCCGGTAGTTATTGCGGTTCCTGCGATGTTCCCAAATGCTGAGTTTTCGTGGCCGGTGGTGTTTGCTTCTAATGCTCGTCTTCCCACTGCTGTGTTGTTAGATGCTGTGGTGTTAGCTTCTAAGGCTTGATCACCTATAGCAACATTACTAGAGCCAGTTGTGTTTGCCCCTAAAGTCGCATAACCCAACGCTGTATTAGCATCTCCTGTTGTATTAGCGTCTAGCGAAACACCGCCCAGTGCTGTGTTCTGTGTACCTGTGGTGTTTGCTCCTAAAGCACTTGTGCCAACCGCTGTGTTGTTAGCCGCTGTTGTATTTGCGCCTAAAGCACTTGTACCTACTGCTACGTTATCTCCACCAGTAGTGTTTGCGTCCATAGCGTCTCCACCGATTGCTACGTTCTGCTGTCCTGTGGTGGTTGCTCCTAAAGTGTTATAGCCTATCCCTACGTTGTACGCCGCAGTAGTGTTTGATTGCAGTGCGTAGGCTCCAAGACCAACATTCTGTGCGCCTGTGGTGTTTGCGGTTAAAGCATTGTAACCAAGAGCAGTGTTATTAGCCGCTGTGGTGTTTGCGTCTAAAGCTAACGACCCCACTGCTACGTTTGAAGCGCCTGTGGTATTTGCGGCTAAAGCAGAATAACCCACTGCTGTATTACTTATGGCGGTGGTATTTGCGCTTAAAGCTGATGCTCCAACAGCTACGTTGTAGTATCCCGTGGTATTTGCATCAGCAGCAAGACCACCAATGAAGGTATTGTGTGTGCCTGTGGTTACTGCGTTACCTGCAAAGTAACCCACTGCTGTATTATAAGTATCTGTAGCAGATGTAAAGTTTTGACCAACTAAAGTGCCTCTACCAAGAGCAGTTGATTTATTGCCTTTCGTGTCTGAGCCTAAAGAACCAAATCCTAGCACTACATTATCTGTTCCAGTATTTAGCGCATCTCCCGCAAGACCACCGATGAGGGTGTTTTGAGTGCCTGTGGTGACTGACTCACCTGCTCCGTGTCCCACAGCTACGTTATACATATCTGTTGCACTAGCAGGATTCTGAACCTGTAAAGCGGCTCTACCTATTGCTACGCTTTTGCTTCCCAATACGTTAGTAATTAAGGTGCTGAACCCTAAAGCAGTGTTTCCACTGGCTGTAGTAACTGCTTTCCCTGAATCGTACCCTATAAATGTATTCTCATCACCCGTAGTAATCGCAGTACCTGCTTCATCACCTACGACAGTATTATAATTACCACCGCTTGCAATCGAGTTACCTGCGTTGACACCTGCGCGGAAGTTGCTTGTTCCTGCTGAAGCCGTGATTAAATCTGCGCCATTTGCAAGCGTTACGTCTGCCGCAAAGTTTGCTGCACCGTCTACGTCTATGACATCTAGGTTCGATGTGCCGTCTACGTCTATATCTCCAGAGATGTCTAGGCTTGTAGCTGTTAGGACTCCTGTGACTCCCAGAGTACTCGCCATTGTCACAGCGCCCAGAGGATTAGTACCTAGCTCGACAATAGCACCTGAAGCATTCTCAGTATACAAACGCTTGTCCGTGACGTTAACCGCTAACTCGCCTTGGACAAGATCACTTGCAGAAGGTGCGCTACCGCCAGTACTGCTATTCTTTGTTACTATTTTTGTTGCCATTTTTATATACCTTTAGTAAGTGCCACCTAGTAGCGTACCTGAAGTCATGTTGTCTGCGTTTAAAGTAGAGTTAGATTGTAAAGCTGAGTCTGCCT